AAACATTTATGGGGTTTTGTAACATTGCTATTACATACTAATCATAGCACATTTTGATTTATTTTTCAACTACTAAATTTGCTAAATATTTTTTTGCTTGTTCAGTTGTTTTACCACTATCTTTAACATAAAACTCAAATAAGAATGTTTTAATATTCTTATAATCTATGCTATTAATAACTCTTTTTTGAGCAGATTTATTATCTCCCCATTTCTTGTAAAAATAAGCAAATAGGAACCCAATTTCTTTATCAAACTTATCTTCTTTGTGTCTTTTACTTATTGTTTTAGTACCATCACTCCAAAAGATAATAGTTGCTCCATCATTTATAATGTATCTTTCTATTTTTGCTTTTGTAGTTTCAGTTGTAAAACTCCAGTTATCTTTGATGAAAACTGGTATTCCAAAATACGTTGGTCTTTCCATATAAGCCATTCTATATTCCCACCTTTCTTCTATAATCTTCTAATATTTTATCAATGTAAGTTGTCATATCAAACTTATTTTCTAACAATTTAAGCATTTGTATATTATAACCGCTTACATATATATTTCCATATTCATCAAACTCTGGTACAGTTTTATTCCTATCATTTAAGTTCCACCAAATTATTTTTGTATTTGCTTCGTGTTCTTTAAACATTTCCATTGTTTCTTTCTTGCCCATATTTGACCCTCTATCAAACTCCATATCACTCAATACTATTAAATATTCAGGATATTTATTTAACCCTTGTAATAGTTTCATAACTGCTCCAAAATCGGTTTTAGAACAATCGCCTGTATACATTGATTGATATTTTTCTTTCATTGTACTACCTTTAATTGTCATCAATTGTGGTCTTGAACTAAATGATATTAATTGGTTTGGTGAATATGTTGATTTAATTGACAAAGCATAAGCCAAAGACATTGCTTTTTCTAGTAATGAACATTGTACTGCCGTTCCAAAAGCCATCCCACCCATAGAACCACTTGTATCAAGTATTACAATAGCATCCATTTCTACGCCTTCAACAGCATTATCAACTATTTTCTTACTTACAACTTCTCTTGCTTCTTCTTCAATGCTTTGTGTAGTCCAACCACCACGAGTAGCAGTCTTCATACCATCATAAACATTTGCGGTTGTAGTATTTAATTTTGCTTTGTTTTCTTTAACTGCCTTTATATATTCACTAAATCTATCTTTTAAATCTAATCTTGTACTAAATGCAGTCATATATTTAGTCATTGCTAAACTTGGTACTTTTTCAAAATCAATGTCATCTACTAATGGGTGTTTATAATTTTCTTTGCCAAATAACTCATTTAAAGGGCTATTTTCATTGCTTTTAATAGCATAAGATAACTTGTATTCAGTTGTGCTATCAGTTTTTATTAATGCTCTATATTCTTTCTCAGTTAATTTCCACATCTTGCATAATGCTTTGGCTACTTTCTTATCTTTACCAGTTAATCTAGGCATCCACTTTTTAGCAAGGTCTTTATCATCACCATTTAATGCACTTTTTAAATATTCAATATTTTCGTTTGTAGGTATATGCCATAAGTCATCATATCTACCACACTTTACTATATTTAAAGGTGCTACATTTGATAATTGCATTAATTTTCTTCCTAAATCCCTACGACCTAGTCCAAATCTTGGGTCACGAATATACATTGAAAATATTTTTTCTTTTTCGCTATCACCAATTTTTGCTTGGTCTAGGTTTTTCTCAAAGTATGGTGTCATAAAGAATAAGTCAGTTAAGTTGCTTCCTGTTGTCTTATATGCAACATCTCCGTTTTCAGTTTTCTTTTCATTAAATATTTTTTCTAATTCATTCATTTTTTCTTCCTCCTATAAATAATTTTTTTTAATCAATTTAATAAATTCTTCTCTTGTATGTGTTTTTTCATATTCTTGTTGGCATTTCGTTTTATATATTAACATTTTTTCTTCATTATTTTGTATTTCATTATGACATTTTCTGCATATAGGAATGCAAAATCCATTCTTCATAGATATTTGTTTTTTTGCACCCGCATATATTTCGTGCATATCATCTTTCTTCCTTATTTTGCATACATAACACTTATTAAGATTATTTGTTAATATTGAATATCTATTTTCTTCAAGTTTCTTTTGTTTGCTTGTTGACTTTTTCATTGACTTATATTCTTTATACTTTTTATCATTACAAGAATAACACATATTATCATTTAAGAAGCATTGTATTTTTTTGATAACACAATATTTATATACAATACCCTTTTTATGTCTAATTCTTAAATATTTGCATTTGTTATTCATCTTTTATCTTTACTATTGTGTATATTACTATTATTAGTACAAATATTATAGCATAAATCCATATAGGGCTTAATACCCAAACCCAAGACCAATCAATTACACTACATAGTTTTAAAGCAATAAATAACAATGTTAATAAACCTATAAATCCTACTTTCATATTTTACTCCTTATTTTATATTAAATATTGATAGAATATCATTACCTTATAATCTCTAATTGATATTCTATGTCGTTTGGAATGTTGCCAGCAAAAACAAAACTATTTTTTAACATATATTCGTTATAAATATTTGCAGTTTTGTTTGCTCTGATTTTTGCTTGTTTAGCCCAACTTTGTTCTTCTTCATTTTTGCTGTTTTTATATGTTTCATAAGTTGTTCTATCAATCTTATATGAAGTTATACTTGCCCTTGCTGTATCTTCTACTTTTTTTCTTGTTTCGTAATTAGTTCTATCTTCTATTTTCTTATCTACAAATTGTACTTCATTTTTTATAAATGTACTAATCCATCTTATTCCTATTCCTGCTACAACTATAAATATTGTGCCAAATACAATTCCAATTCCTATTAAAAATCCTTTCATATTACTCTCCTATCTTGATTATTGGTTCTTTTACTATAAATGGTATATCACTATATAAATAATCTCCTGTCCATTCTATGTACTTACCATCAGTTGTAAAAAAGAATATTCCATTATCGTTTGCTCCATAACTACCATCAACATCAGGTAGCCATTCATTATGAGCACACGAATTTCCACAACTATATTCATAATATTCACTATCAGGTGTTAAATAACTATTTAAACTTGATATTTTACCATCTACAATAAATCTTCCAATTATAGTTCCATTTTGTGATATTAATACAACATATCCTAATGGCATATCAGCAATAGGGCTAGGCAAAGAATTTGCTCTATCTCTCATTCCATTTACCCAATATGCTCTTTTTATAAGATTATATCTTTCTAAACTATAATCTATGTCCGTTGGTGTAGGTTGGTTGTTTACTAATTTATCTCCAATGTTTAATGTATTTTTTATATCTTTTTTTGTTTCAGTATTATCATACAATAAATCACAACCTGTTAATAATATCGTACTTATTACTGCTATTAAAATTAATATTTTCTTTTTCATATTCTCTCCTATTCATAATTATTATATTCTTTATTTATTTGTTCTTGTATTATTTTAATTTGTAATTTATAAACATTTATTGTTTCTTGATTTGCTTTGTAAACTGCTTCTTTTGCAATTTCTTCAAACTTTAATTTTGCTATTTCAGGTTTTCCTCTTGCTATATCTCCTGCAAGTGTTATTGCATACCCTTCATCTTTTAACTTAACAAGTTCTTTTGCAAGTGCTACACGATAATTCGTATAGGCACTAGCATATTCTTTTCCAGTCTTTGACAATTCTTTTACACTTGCATCTAATATTCTTAACTTTCTTTCAAGTTCTTCCATCAAGTTCATAACTTACTCCTAATAAAATGGTAGCATATCATCATCTATTTCTACATTTTTTCCTGCATCCCAATTATCTACGCTTTTTTGTTGCTTTGCTTCTTCCTTGCTTTCTACTTTCTCAAAATCATTAATAAATATATATGGTATTGTTCTTTTTTCTATTTTTAAGAAATCTAACCACGCATTTTTAATTTTAATTTTTGTTTGATTGTCAAGTTCAATATCTTTTCTAAATCTCGCTAACATATAGCCACTTTCGTATGTTCCATCTTCTTTTTTTCTTGACAGACCTATTTGATATGATATTTTACCATCTTTTTCATTTTTAAATATCATTTCTTCCCTATTACTTATTATATCCATTATTCTTTCTCCTTTTCTTGTATTAAATCTTTTAATTTAAAAAGTAATATACTTGCTTTATTCATTTCTTTGCTTTTAGTCCTTAATCTTGTAATGTTTATAGAATTTTTAATTTTTTTAGGAACTGCAACCAAATTGTTTAAATCATAATTTTCTATATTTCCATCTAAAAACATAATCGTATAACCATTAGGTATTTCACCAATGTACTTTTTGTATAAGTATCTTTCTTTTTGTTCCCATTGACAATTTGCGTTTTTTATAAGTATTTCGTTTTGTTTATAATGCCTAACTACACGCTCACTTTCTACTGGAACATACAATGGATGTAATTCACCTTTTTTGTATTTACAATCAACACCACTAATTATTTTTTGGTTTTTCTTGAAAATTCTTATTTGTTTTACTAACACATTTCTATCAAACTCTTTATTAAACATTTCAGTCAATTCAGTCGCTAATTTTCCTTGACTATTATTTCTTAAAAATTCTCTTTCCTCGCTATTAAATAATGTTTTCATTATTCAATTGCACCAATTTCTATTAAAACTTCTTTTTCTGTTGCTGGGTTCATTTTTGTCATTTCTTTAACTCTTAACCCAATTGACATTGATTTAAGATATGCTTGTGCGTTTTGGCTTAATGCTCCACTTCTACCTACTTCTAATTGTATCTCACTTTTAGCAGTACAACTATCAAGTCTTTTCATTTGTTTAAGCATTAGGTTTTGTACTTCTCTTAAATTGTTTGTCTCTTTTACTTCATTTTTCATCTTATTCACCTCCAATAATTTCTTTTAATTGTTCTATTGATAATTCCCTTAAATCATCAATTTCGTACTTTTCTTTTATTACATCAATATCTATAACTGATTGCATTATTTTTGCAAGTAATTCAGTTTTTTCTTTTTGTTCCTCTATTGTTGGTATAGCAAGTCCTGTCGCTAACCTTATGATTTGCAAAAAGTTTTCATCTTTTGTTTGCGACACTAACCAATCAATATATTGAGCATCATTTTCATAAACTTCTTTTAATGTTTTTCCTTTATATTTTCCTCTATTTAATTTGTAATTGTTAGCATCTTCCTGTGATATTTCTTTTGCTTGTGACAAACTTTGTGCATCATCATCTTCCGTTGCTAATCCAAAAGCCATTAGCAATGAATATCTACGAGCATAAGTTAAAGCACTTCCTTGTTCTTGGGCTGGATTTTTAACACCAATTAATGTTGCATCTACTACCTTACATCCTTGTAGCCATTCACTTTCCCATTTGTTGTCAAAGCATCTTTTTGTCATTACATAATCATCGTTTTCTATTCTTTGTATTTGTTGTATGTATCTTGCATTTATACTCTCTAAATAATCGTGTATTTGTGCAATATCTACATACTTGTAAGAGTATTTATCTCCTACCTTTGCAGTTTGATTTTTTACTACTTTTGTTTTAATTTCTTTTTCCATTTTCTACTCCTCCATTAATGTTTTTTTTAAGAAATCAATTAATTCTTTTTGTTCTAAATTAATTTTTAATGTTCTAAATTTTCCAACTTTCCCTACGATAAATAATTCAGGATACTTATTTGCTAGTTCACTCATTCTAGCACTTGCTTCATAACCTACAAAATATTTACCACTTTGAAAGTCTTTTGCAGTCCATTCCCTGTTGTCATTTTCTAACATTGCTTGTAATATTACATTACATTGTGTCTTATTAACTTTATCTACCTCCTTACAATATAATTATATAACATTTTTTTATAAAAGTAAATAATTATTTTACTTTTTTAACTTTTCTTTCATTCTTGCTTTGAACTCATCCTTATCATAAAAGTAGTTCATTCTCTTACACCAATGGCATAATGTTTGCGGATGTTTTTCATTTAAGTACACAGTATGTCCACATTTACATTTGTGTTTAAATCTAGACATATTATCTACATATTTTTCTATGTCAGTTTTAAATTTTCTTGCCATTGTTATTTACCACCTTTCAATTGCTTAATCATTAATTTTATTACTATTTTTTAACTTTATCTAATATTTCTAAAATTCTTTTTTCGTGTTTTATTATTGCTTTACTATCATCAATGCTTATATGTTTTGCATTTTCCATTTCTTTTCTTACTTCTTTTATGATGTTTTCTTTTTGTTGTAATTCTCTATCTTGTTTCTTTAATAATTCTTCAAATTCCCATAAATCTTCATTTTGTATTGAAAAAGTTGCTGTTCCACTATTTACACTATAATAAATATTATCTTCAAACCATTTTAATACTTCACTCATTACTACTATCTCCTTTTAGTTCTTTTATTTTATCCCTATATTTTTTTACAATTTCTTTCTTACCATAATCTTGCCAAAACTTGTTTACCTGTTCTTCATCATCAAATTCGGCACGTGAATTATATACAAAGCTTCCATAATAGCCCCAGTCTTGTTCAATAAGTTTATGTAATTCATTTATGATATTATTTAGTCTTTCTATTTCATCACAAGCATATCTTATAGCACCAACAAAATAATATACTTCTTCATTGTCTGAAAATCCTTCAAGACTATCTCTTGTTCTTTTTAATTCTTCTAGTGAATAAAAGTTTTTATTATGTTCTATCACTCTTTATCACTTCCACCTAATATTCTAAGCAAGTCTATTTCTCTCCTAAACATATTCTTTTCTATATCAAAATAATTGCTTGTAGCATTGTATTTCATATATTCTATTGCTCTATCTACTTTTGTCTTATAATCTTTTTCTATTCTTTTTGCATATTCTAAACCTTTTTCTAATGTTTCTATCTTTTTATCTTTTTCTTCAAATAATGGTCTTATCTTTTCTAAATATATGCAATCTTGACATACACCCTCTAAATCATATTTCATTCTTTATCACTTCCTTGTAATATGTCTAATAGTTCTTTTTTATTAAACACTTCATATTCATCATCTTCTAAAAACGCACTATTTTCTTTTATGTACTCTATTGCTTTATCTATTCTTTGTTGTAAACTATCAAATTTTTTACTATTTTTTATTCTCCCACTACAATCAGTTCTATTACAATAGCATTTTTCTAAATCAGTTATGTACTCTTGCAAGAACATAATATCTTCAATACTTAATTTCTTATAATCAATATCTTCTTGTATTTCTAATATTTCTTTTATTTTTTTATTCATATCAAACCTTCCCCCTCTGTTAGTTCTTCAACTGCTTCCATTTCTAGTGGTGTAAGGTTGCAAAGATTATAACCATTAATAATTATAATTTTTGATTTAACTACTAATTTTTTTGTTTTTTTGTAAATAACAATTGTTTTATAGCCTTTTTTTTTATAAACTATTTTATGTTTATTATTTTTCTTGCAAGTAAAGCCAAGTTTTTCTAGTTTATTCATACCAAGCACCATAAGACCATAAGCCTACCCTTTCATTACATTTATCACATAATAATTCGTATTCATCTGCATAATAATCACTATAATATACAAATCCTTTATGAAAACTTTTACATTTACATTTATGACATTTTCTAGGTGAAAAGTCCAAGTTTTTGTAGCCTTTTAATATAAGCACTTTAATACCAAAAGGTATTTTTTTATTAAATACATTTTTAACAAACCACAATATCTTTAACATATCTATTCTCTTTTGCTTTCTAAATCTTTCATTACTGTTAGCATTTTGTCATAAAGTTGTATATCGTTTTCAATTATTGGTTCTAAACATTTATCAAGTTTTACTAACCTCCATTTTTCTTTTCTTTCATTATCTCTGCTTTCAATACACCATAGTTTTAATTTATTCCAATTATCTTCTAATTTTTCATAGTCTTCTTGCAATTTATAGTAATCTTTTGCTAAATCATTAAAATTATCATTTATTATGTGTATCATCTTTTATTCATCTCCTTTGCTTTTAAGATAATCACAAATCTCATTTATTTTATTTTGATTTTTTATTGTTTGTGTCCATATTTTATCCATATTTTCATCTACTGGTGGTGTTAAATCATCAATTTTTAATATATCTTTTAATTTTTCAGGTATTTTCTTTTCTTCTTCTAGGATTTCTACTTCACTATTTAAGAAATCTATTGTAGCATTATCATCCCAATATTGTCTACCATCTTTAAGTTTATATGAACTAAAAGTAAATAACGACTTCTCTCTATCTGCTGGACTAGTATCACTAGAATTATAAATATAATTAAAATCATATCCTTTATGATAATAATATATCTTATCTTTATATTTAATTTTCTTTGGTGCTTTATCATCTTTAACTAACCCTAATAATTCATACATTGTTATTTTCATTTATTATTCACTCTCCTAATCACATATTCGTTTGTAATTTTATCTTCACAAATTTCTATTTTATCTCCATATATCTCTTTTAGCTTGTTTGAAATATTTGGCAATAATTTATAATCTTCTTCATAAGTAATTCTCCAAGAATTATTTTTTTTTATTACTTTAGGGGTATAATCAACTAGTACATTTAATTTGCTTATCTCTAAAATGTCTTTTAATTCTAATCTTACTTCATCAATTTCATTTTTTATAAGTTTTTCAAGTAATTCTTCCATTTTACTTATGCCCCCTTGATTTAACATAACTAATTAACAATATTGTTAATATTACTAATACTCCTATTTCGTTCATATTTTACTCCTTTTAAAAATTTTTTAATAAATTATCTAATTCTTGTTGTTCCTGTTCTGTCATTTGCTGTTGTTCTATACGTTGATTAAACCATTGTGGTAATTCTTGTTGTTCTCCTTCTATATTTCTTTCATCGTTCCAACATTCTTGATTAAACCAAGTAGAACCATCTTTAACATATTGTAAAGAAGTTTTTGTCCTTTGTATAAAATCTATATATTTTTCAATTCCTAATTTAATGGTTTCAAACTCTACTCCTTTTTTTCTAGCCCTTATATAATAATCAAATGATTTTTTCTTCCCATTCTTTTTAGGATATAGTTTCCATAACTCTTCAAACTCTTCTTCAAAATTTTTTTTATTTTCTACTATTCGTGTACGATACGTTGACGTATCTTCATTATCATTGTTATTTAATATATTATTATATTTATTTATTATATTATTTACTGTAATATTTATATTACTATAATTAATTATATTATTAAATATATAAACTAATAATGATTTGTCTTTTACTTGCTTTATTTCTTTTTCTAAACAATCCTCAACAGGTTTACCACCTTTTATTATGCTATATTTAAGATAATTTTTAATTGCTATTTCTCTTGTTTCATTAGAATACTTTATCATTTGATATTTATTTTCAAATCTATCTATTAATACATTAATTGTATCAGGTGAAAATCCTAATTCAAAAGCCATAATTTTTTTATTAATTGCATACACTCCTAATTGTGTTGTATGTGGATTAGTAAGTAAATATAGCATAAACAATTTATCTTCTGGTGTAAATTGCTCCATCACTTTTTCATCATTCCAAAAGTTAATATCTACTACTCTTTTTACAGCCATATTATTTCTCCATAAAGTAATCTTCAACTTTTGCGTTTGGTTGCATCTTGCTTACTATATCTCTTGCTAAATATTTAGAACAAGAACTTTTGCCATTTAATATATTGCATATATGTACATAAGTACACTCTAATTCTAAACTTAAATATTTAATACTTCTCCCTTGTAATAATTCTTCTTTTTTCTCAACTTTAAACTTCATATAATCCTCCTTTATTTAATTGTAAACTATTTTTAATCTTTTGTAAATATTTTTTATTCTACTATTTTTTCAATGTTTTGTATTAGTTCAATTTCATCAACATTATAGTTGTTATAAAAATCTATGCTTTCTTTTACTTGTTTTAGTTTATCTTTATTTTCTTCATTTTCCTTTTTTAAATTTTCCAACCAATCTATGAAATCATCAGTTATTGTTATGTTATCGCCTACATCAAAATTATATTTCATATTAATTAATCTCCTTATAATAATTTTTTATTTGTTTTTGGTCGCCTTTATAAAACACCAAAACATTTTGATGAACTTTAACAACCTTTCTACTAGCGACAAATTGTCCTTCTGCTCTTAAACTTGCACTTGCTAACGAATTGAGTAAAATAATATCGTTATAAAATCCTATATTTTCATCGCATATTGCTTGTTTTGTTAGGTCAATTAGATTTCTATAAAATCCTTTTTTGTCCCTAACATCACCTATTACTACAATACCAAATCTATTGTTTCTTAATTTTTTAAAACATTCTTTTAGTATTGCAGTATAAATCATTTTGAATTTATCAAAATCCATATTTGATAAATCGTTTGGTTTATCACTATATACCTCTAAATCATAATAAGGTGGGCAAGTAAATATCATATCAACACTTTCATCATCAACATATTCATTAACATTTAAACTATCATCATTAATCCATTTTAATTTGTTCATATCACAAACAAGTTCATTAGCGTTGTCATAGTTCGCTTGTATTTGCCTTTCACTTAAATCTATACCCGTATAATCATAACCTAATACATTGGCAACTATTCCTCTAACACTACCACCTGCAAATGGGTCAAGTATTACCCCCCCATCTATGTTAAACCACTTATAACATATTTCGCATAGCACTGGGTCAAATATACTTGTATCGCTTGGTAGATTGTTTCCTTTTAGTTCCCCACTTTCACCTTTTTTATCAGCCCAATCTTTCATATGAAATGTTTGTGCATCCCTACCTAATTCACTTTTGATACCTAAACCTTTCCACTTATCTTTCCTTTCTTGCCAATAACCTTGCCTTGTGTCAAATGTACTAAAAGGTGGTATTAAAAACTTATCATTTAAACTTTTCTTTGCATTATCTAAAAATAAATATTTGTATTCCTCACCATCAAATAAACTTTCCATTTCATTCATTTTTTATCATTCCTTTCTTTTTAGCCCTATATACGCACTTTTTATCTTTTGCGATAATTTGTATTACTTTTATCTTAATCGTTGTATATGGGGTGTTTTTGTTAGTTTTAAAGATATATTTAATGTTATTAATCAATTAGTTCTTCTTTTAATGATTTAGTTATAACATCCATAACCCAGTTATTTAACTCATTGATTGAATTGCCATTTATATATTCTTTGTTTGTAATATATTCATCACATATCTCTTTTGTATCTTTATCAAAATCTAACGCATAAGTTCTAGCAGTATCTAAATCATATTTACCCTTTTTAACTTCTATTAATAATTCTGGTTGTCTACTCCAATAACAATCTTCTAATTTTTCTTTATGTATTAAATATCTTTTAACAAACTCATTTAAACGCATAATGTGATGTAATTGTTTTGGGTCATAGCCAAACTTTTCAATTTTATCAATTAATGTTGGATAAGGGTGTTCTAACGCTTTATACTTTTCCATTGACATACCTTTGATACATCTTATAAATTGATTTTTATTTATACTGCTAATATCATCTCGTATATACATTAAACTTTTTACATAACTTTCATAATTTGTATTTGCTATATAATAATTTGTATATAGTAATTCAATATATGATATATTTTGCTTAATAAACATATCTTTCATAATTCTTATATCTTTTACTTCAATATGCTCATTATTTGGTAATACTATTGTTGTTGATACAGGTGTTTCATTTAAAACTATATTTCTTAATGTAGGTAATACTATTGCTTTTGCATCTATATCACTTTTATAATCATCATCATATACATCTAAACCATAATTTTGGCTACCTTGAAGAAATAGTGCCAATACTTTATAGCCATTTGCAATTAAGTAATCGTATTTATATTGTAGATTATCCATTATATATTTATACTTGTTTTTCATTTTCTTTCTCCTTATAATACATCTTTCTTAAAGTTATTATATCTTTGTTTAATGTATCTTCATCTTGTTTTTTTAACCAAGCATAGAAATAATTTGCATCAGCATTGTATAGAGTAGATAACTTTATTGTTCTATTACCATTTACACTATCTTTTAATGTTCTCATAAATTTCCAAAACTTGTAATAAGGAAATTTTAATTTTGTCATTAAGTTATCACATTCAATTACTACACCCTCTATATCTGTGTGTGATAAATTATCTTCATCAGTATTTTCTAAATACCATCTATGAAAATCTCTAATATTATCAAATTCACAATAAATTGTTTTACATTCACAATTAAATGTCTTTGCTAACGCACATAATTCATTGTAAGGTTTTCTTTTAAAATCAAAACTATTGTCAATAACATCTAACATTACTAATTTTGATTTATCATATTCAATAATATGTGGGTCATTATCTATGTCTATTACTTCAAATACTATTGATACATTATTATTTTTTAAATAATCTTCAACAACTTCTTTGTTTATATTGCTGTTCTCATAAATATCTTTAAAATATTTAGCAAACTCACCATCGTTTGTTGATTTACTTGCTATGAATAATTTGTCATTTACCCAAGACATTATTCCTAGAAAACCATTTTCTTTTTTATAACAAGTAATATGCTTGTCTTTAAACTTAACTAGCAAGTGTTCTAATTCAGTTTCTTTTACTTCGTTTATATTAAAGAACTTCTCATATCCTCTAGCAACAACTTGTTTTGTTTCAGTATTAATAAATAAACCTCTTGCCTTACAAGTTAAATCATTCCATCTTCTATTAAAGAATGCTCTGCTTGTAAAATTAAATGAACTAATATTATCGCCTAAATCATTTTCTTTGATATAATCATTTTCTTTTAATTGTTGTACTATATCAATATCGTTATTTACAACACTTCTACATTCTCTAAACTCGTTTGCCTCTTCTTGTGGTGCAAAGATTTCGTTTTTGACTGCTATCATCATTGGCTCTTGCCCTTTTTCAAGTCTTAAAACTCTTAAAGCACCACCGAACTCAATCTTTCCTTCAAGATTATACGATTTGTCAGTACCTACGATTTCATAAGTGTTTCTATGTCCGTGTACTTGTATAATATTGTTGTCTTTTTCATTATTTGCAAACACTTCATCAATATTAATGTTGTAATCACCAACACCATTTATTAATTGTTCAGTTGCAATTAATTGTAATTGTTCAGGAACATAACTTATTCCTCCGTGTGATACAATATATTTTTTATTATCAAACTCAAAATATGCCATTTGTCCTAGTTTTCTATATAAGTTTCTAAATAAAGATTTATCTAAATCTATTATTTGAGGTATTGTCTTGTGCATAAATGTTTGTGATTTAATATTTTCTATTTCATCGTTTGCATAATAGTTAAACCATTTTTCGTGGTTACCCTCTAATAGCAATACATTTTTCTTATCATAAATTGTATTTAAAAATAATGCTACTTCTTTGTTTTGTATTCCTCTATCAAAGTAATCACCTACAAAAATGTAGAAATCATTTTCGTTATAAGGTTCAGTTTCAAAATATACTTTTAATGGTTCATAACACCCGTGAATATCACCAAAGATATGTATTCTATTATAATTGTTCATATCAAACAATTTTGTTCCTACACTATCCCAAAAATTATTTTTATCAACTTCAATCCAGCCACTTGTTTTGCCTTGTGTTGCTAATCTTGAATACATCTTTTCTATAACACTTTCAGGTACTCTCTTATAATCTTCTCTTTGTGCATTTCTTTTCTTACACTCTTCAATAGGTACATCAGCAAAACTTACATAATATTTTCTATATCTATATTTTTCACATAGTTTGTTATATCTACTAAAATCACTTGAACGGCTATGTGTTGCATCAACAATAACAAATTCCCCTCTTTTCATTCTTTCTTCTAATAATTCAAATAATAGTTGCCATACATAACTATCATTCTTTTGACTTATTGTTCTATGCTTTTCAGTATCGCACATTATTGGACTTTGAACTAATAATCTAATACTATCAGCACTTAAACAATAATTTTCTAATCCCATATTTTTAACCCAAGTAGATTTACCACTTGCAGGGCTACCTCTTAATATAATTAAACTTCTCATAATTTTCTCCTATTCTAATCCAAATGTTTTTGCAAAACCTTTTTCTTTCTTAAAAGGTTGCATTGCCTCATCTAATATATAAACTATTTGTGCATCATATAATCCTATTCTATATGTTGCATTATATAAGTTCTCTACCATTTGTTGTACTTCTATATCGTACTCTTTATAATGTTTACATAAATGGTCTTTCTTAACCTTTTTAATTAACTTGTCTAGTGTTTCATTTTTATTCACTAACATATTAACCCTCCAACAATTTCATTAATTCTTTTAGTTTCTCGTTTCTTAATTCAAGTACATTTTCTTTTGTTTGTTTCTTTCCTGTTGTTGTAGTTATTGAATAAGTATATTGTCTTGCTAACAATGATGCTTTGCTTAATCTTTCTTTTAAGTCTTTTATTTCTTCACTTTGTTCTACTATTTTTTCCATATTCTACCCTCCTAAAAAGTCATCAATTTTATCATAGATAGCACCTACTTTATAAAATATATCAGTTAGTTCTTCTTCACCTTTTCTTACTCTTTCAAATAAATAACTATGATAACTTAATAATGCCTTTCTTATTAATTCTAATTCTTCCCTATCATCAATATTCACTTTAAATCACCCTTTCTATGATAACTGTTGCTACTTCAAGTATTACACATACAATACCTGTTATTAGTATTCTACGACACCATTTTTTGCCGTATTCTTGTTCTTCTTCGTATTGCTCTTTTGCAATTCTTCTTTCTTGTTCTTTTTTACAATTTTTGTGTATTATTTCCCACATTTTGTTTTCTTCTTTTTCCATATTCTATCTCCTTCTCCATCACTATTTCTAATCAAGACTTTGGACTTGCATCGGTTAGTTTAAGAAGAGAAACTAAATGATTATTTCATTTATCTCATCTAGTTCTTGTAAGTATTCTTCTAGGTTTTTTCTTATATCTTCTTTAATTCTATCTTCGTTCCAATCGTTTGGTACTTCGGTATCAAAGTTATAAGTTAAAACTATACTTCCTTTTATTGTCTTTGTATTCTCTTGTGGTGTTGGGTAGTCATCTACCATTAAACTTGTTTCAATATCCATATTACTTTCCCCTTGTTTATAAACCTTTTATTATTTCTCTGATTTTCTTAACAATTTCTTTTTCTCTATCACATAAATCATTCTTATCTTCAACATTTTCTAGTGCTTTGTTTAATAATACATATACATCTTCTAAATATATTGTATTTCTTTTTTCTAAAAATTCCTTGCAATTATTAATTACTACTCCTATTGTTTCATTTTCATATCTACATTCTCTTTTCATTTTTTTATCTCCTTTTCTTTTTTACACCCTTATTATATAAAATTATTTTATATTTGTCAATACTTTTTTTATATTTTTTTAACTTTTTTGTAAATCATTGAAAAATAAGCATAAAAAAAGAAGTAATTTCTTACTTCTCTATTAAGTTTTCTAAAAACTTTGGTATGTTTTCAAGTATTCTATTCATATATTCTTGTTGTATTTCTTCTTTTGTCTCTTCGTGCTTGTATATGTTTTCCCAATTTTTGCTATATGCTATCCACATATCTTGTACTTTATACCAGTCGTAGTTATCTGCATTTACTTTGTCTTGTATATCATAAAAGCCTTTATTGATATAACCTAATATAGCACCATTTAAACTTGGCTCTTTTCTTGCTCTTAAACTATCTACGATAACTTCTATTTGGTCTACCTTTGTGTTTCTTTCAACAGGCGTTCCTACATATTGACTTGGCACTTCTTTAAAAGCATATCCTTTGCTATCTAGTATCTTAACACTACTATCAACATAAAAGGCTTCGTTTGGTGTTAATGACTTTTCATAGCAAAATACCCAAACTTCTTTTACCTTTGTGCTATTGCTATTCTTGATAAACCCATAATACTTTCCTATGTTAGCGGTACAATGTAAATGATTTCCTGATGCATTTCCACTCGTACCCTCTCGTAGTATCTTTTCATTCTTATGTATTATTTGCCCTACTTTAACCTTTTTAAAGTCATCTTCGTTTATATGCGTTAATGTTATTTCAAGAATTGTAGGTTCATCTCTATAAGGAATATATACTTTGTTACAAGTTTCAAGCCTTATATTATAGCCTGTGCTTTGTTTCCCTGACTTTTCGATTATTTTATAATCGTTCTTTGGTACAAAGTATCCTCTGCCACCATCTTGTGTTGCCTCATCAAAAGGCTTATCACTATAATTTGGTGTTGGTTGCCAATGTGCTAAATGATTACCCTCATCGTGTCTTTGTGTTATGCGCATATATTCAAAGGGATATATTGCATATTCTTTCATTAGTCATTCTCCTTGTTATAGTTATAATTAGATATTCCTAATATTGTTCCTAGCATTGTTATGAATGCAGTTCCAATAGTTAGCACAATGTTTGTATATTCGTAATTAAGTGTATTCATAACTACACCTACGAATGTCAAAATTGCAGGTAGTACAATCGCTACCACCCATTTAAGCACATCATATACTTTGTTATTAAGTTTCATATTTTACCCTCCTTTACTAACCTTTCAAAATCATTATGTATATTCGAGTTGCCACCTAATTTAATGTACTCATCATATTCATCGTGAGCCCTTATCTTTTGCCCCTCCGAAATTATATCTCTATCGGCAAGGCAAATAAATGAAGTTAAATCTGTTTTAAGTCGTTCCATCTTTTCTTCACGCAACGCAGTTGTTAATACATCTTTTAATTTTGTAAGTTCTTCTTTGAGTTCTTTCTTATCATCACTCATTTGCTCTGTCAAAGGTTTCACAAACTTATTTGTTGTTGCTTTAACAAGAAATGCGTATATTGTTCCAACAGCAATGCCGAAAGCAACTATCCAAGCCACTATTTCTTTAATTTGTCCTAATGTTATATTGTCCATAGTTTATCGTTTCTCCTTTGTTGTCTTTTATATTTCCATTTATACCATAGATATTTTATTTTCTTGTGGCTATATAATGCCATTACCATTTTCCTATGTAAGTATATTTCTTTTATTTCATCTTCCATAAATTAATCCGTTGTTTTTGTGTATTCCATAACAACATATATACCATCTGCACTTTGCATATTACTTAAAACATCACTACCTAATTCAAATTTAATATATGTATTATCATAATATGCTTGTCCATTCCAATTTGATGAACCAAAATAAATTGTTGGGAATATTCTTATAGTGTTATTTTTTATATAATAACTTTTTGTATCTAGCGTTATTGTATCTATATTACTTATTCCGTGTTCAATATTGGTATAAGCACCTGTTATTTGTGAACTACTAATTGAGATTACTTTTCTATATATTGGTTTATTGTCTATCCATATTTTATTTGTTTTTATTTCGCTTGTTGAATAAATATCTTTTACCATATTGTTAGAATAATCTGCACTATAAGGAATTGCTATGCTTTCACTATATTCATTTGCTACTTGGCTTCCACCTATTCTTGTTAATGTAGTTCCATCATACATATAAGTAGAACCATCAGTTGTTAATACATAAGTCTTATCACTTATAGGTGTTTCTCCTGTTTCACTCCAAGTATCTGTATCAGTTGCAGTATAAATTAAATTGTCATCAGTATTAAAGTATTTATCTCCCTCATTGCACTCGCTAGGTTGTATATTTGTTATTGCTATTAAAGATACATTGTAAGCATTTTTAATTCCTGACTCCATATGGTTAAATCTTTCTGCATTTGCTTGGCTTTCTCCATTTACCCAAGTTTGTTCATCATAACCATTCATTATATATCACTCTCCTCTTCTATATTTGTATTCATAGGTTCTCCTACATTTAATGGTTCTTCATTATCTTGATTTAATTCTCCACCTAATAAGCCACCACCTAATAATGGCGTTTGTAATGTTTGTGGTGTTTCGGTAATCTTCATATAACCTATTATATTTAATACTGCGTGTGCTAGACCTGTTCTTTGACAAGCCTGTGCATCTGTTGTTGGTGGTGAGGCTCCATTATCTCTTGGTCTTATAACTAGCAAGAAATCACCAGTAGGTAGATTAGATTTGTCTATTGATACTGTCATTACATCTTTTTTCCCATATTCAGTTGTATTTGGTGGTGTACCAACTACTGCTATTGGTGTTCCTAATGTACTATTTGATATTGGAGTATATGACATTTCCACGTGACCCCACAAATAATAACTATTGTTTGTATTTGGTGGTGCTTTATATACACAAATATCGTGTGCATAACCTTTTTGCTCGTTGCCATCAAAGTCAAGTTGACCAAATACACTATGTGATACCACTAAATTAGCACTTATTACTTCAAAATCTTCAGGTATGTACCCCTCAATAAACATATCTGCATAACTATATGTTATTGGTGTCATACCATCCCATAAATACCCTAATGTATAGAAACCACCAAAGTTAGACATTATACCACCAGCAACATATTGTAAGTTTGTCATAATTCCCCTTGATGTTGTTATATAACCACCTGCATCAATATTACCTTCTGCATCTAGTTTAAAATTATCACTATCTATTATTACACTATTACCCTTTAATTCTACTACTCCTTGCCCCTCTTCTATTGCAAGATTTAAACTTGCCACTACTTCGCTATTATCTACTTTTTCACGAACCCTTGCATTGATTTGATTTGCCGTTTGTGTAATCTTACTATCGACTTCATAACTCGTTGCAAATGACCTTGTGTATTCATTAACTATCATACCTTTTGCGTAAATATAAGCAGTAGGACAAGTTGATACATATATATTGTAGTTTCCTTCTTCTAATTGTATATCTTTATATTCAAAGTCTATTACTATTGGTGTGCTTAATATTGATTTATTACCTTGACTATCAACTGATACTCTTTGTATTTTATATACTCTTTCTTCTACTGTATCATATACAAACTCATCATATATATCACTATTGTAATAATAAAGTGCAGGTAAGTCAAATTGTGTTTCAAAGTCGCCATTTCTAAACACTATTTCACGATTATCAATAATTAAATCATCACTTATTATTAAATCATCACTAACTAATAGCCCTAATATATCTTGATTAGTTGGATGCACTATAAAGCCTATTAACTTAACACTAGCCAAATCTTGTAATTGTATTTGCCCTGTTCCTTCATTTTCTGCTGTTATGTCAGGCATATTAGATATTTCGCTTTCTATCTTTTGTAATCGCTTATCTACGATAAATGAAGTTCTATTTTCTTTCCTGTCATCTTTACTTGTTCGTGAATATTCAGTTTTACTATCTTCTGGCATTTCAGTATAAATATTCTCAACAATACCATTTCTTATAATAATCTCATTGTTTAGCATTACACAACTATAAGTGTTTTCACCTATAATTACACTATATCTATCGCATAACTCATAATACAAAATACCTGTGCTTGAATAATCATTTATATAATAAGATAAACCATATAACTCATTTAGTATTTCATCTATATAATCACTTCTATTGTTTCCATTAAATATTTGCGTGTCTGCAATTTTAATCTCAATTTTGTTGTCATCTTGTATATTTTCAGGTATCGACCTAGATATAATGTCTGTGTCATTACTTCTTGAAAACGATATTGTATTAACTCCGCCATATTGTTGACCAAAATTAACATTAATATTTTTAAGGAACTCTTCATCTATCGTGTCATTAGTTTCAGTTATATATCTTATTTCTAATTCATCATCATCGTTTATACATATTGTACTTGAAGTCGCTTTTGCCATTTCATCAAGTACATCTCTAAATGTATAGTCTAAACTATTGCCATCAATATCTAAATAAAGTTCGCTTAATATTTGTTTGTTATAATTCACAAATGTTTCATTTTCATTTTTAAAAGTTAGCCCCAATTTGTTGCATATCGCACTTATATAATCTCTTATTGTAATAGGATATGCAATATTTAAACTCTCATAAGGAACTTTCGCATATAACAACATATCATAGCAAGTTAATAAATAACTACTTGTATTTTCTTGTTTTTCACTCTTATTTACGATAAAAGTGCCATAGTTAAGGTATTCATACTCGCCATTAACTAATAAGCCTATTTCAAGGCTTATTTGTTCATTTAAAGGTATATCTATATTGCTGTCTACTTCTAGTTGCTTCATTACTGATTTCAATATGTTACCTTTATAATTTAATACTATACTATTTATTTGTTCATTTCCTAGTGTTGTATTACCGTAAGTTATTTTGACTGCTACTTGTCTGCCCAAACTCTTAATAGCATTCTTAAATCCTGTTGTATGTGTTTTCATATTACACCCTCTTGTTTGTTGCTATAAATGATATTGAAAACCCCTCGTTTTTGGCATTCTCATTTATTATTCTATCATTTATTATTTCATAATCATTTGTATAAGTTGTTATTGTTGTATATGCTCTTTTATTTGGGTCATAGTATTTAAGACTTTGTGTAGCACTATCTAATATAGGTGCAATAGTTTCTAGTTCACTTTTTGTTAATTTCCTAAATTGCAAAGTTATTTTAGGGAATATTCCAATTAATGTTCCTGACATCTTACCAGCCAAGTTTCTACCTGTATCACTAGCCCATAGTTTATTATAAGCATACTTTACTTCTACTAAATATTGCCCAAATGATACATTATTTATTTCTATACTATTTTTATCAATAAACATATTGTTGCCCCTCTCTATTGATTATATGCGAAATCATCTTCCGCCTCTATCTTTCTTATTTCTTTTGCAATTTGTCTATTTCCCATATAAATAGGTACAGTTGCGTTGATACTTATATATCTACCTATTGCTTGTCCTAATGTTTCCATTGCTTGGCTATCAGTCAAAGGAATTATACCTTCACGACCAGCCTCTCCCATATAAGCACTTGCTACTGGTACGCCTTTATTTGGTCTACTTACAATTCCACCTGTTGCTAATTTTGTTACAATTCCACCCTTTGCATAACCTACACCACCAGTTGAAAAGTTTATTTTTATACCAGTAAACTTCTCTATTAGGTTTTTAATACTACTAAACTTATTAAATAATTCTCCGACTTTTGTCGTTGACTTTGCTAATGAATTAGGTAAATCAGTTTCAAATGTCTTTTTAGTCGCTTTCACAATGTCTTTATATGCAATCTCAGTTCCATCTGCTAATACTCTAATAATATTCTTTGGTGTTTCAAATGCTTTTGTTATGCTAGGTGGTAAACTTTCTATAAATACTTTTCTTGTTTCTTTATCCATATTGCTTAACATTGCAAAAATATAGTCTCTTGTTCTTTCTGCACTCTCTTGTGTTCCATCAAAGCCATTAATAATTGTTTTAAAATTATTATCAAATTGGTTTGTTTCTTCATATAAAGCACCACTAACTTTTGCTGTGCTATCTCTCAATTTGTTTTGGCTATCGTTTAAGTCTATTGTTGTCTTTTTCAAATTGTCTTGTGCATCAACATTATCTAAATACGCTTTATATACAGCATATTCTTCATCACTCAAATCTGACACACTCTTTATTCTTAATCTAACTAAATCGTAAATGCTCTTACCTGTTATTCCATATTTATCCTCTGCATCTTTTAAGTTTTGAGTTGATGTTCTTGCATTTTCAACAGCGTTTGTATATTCACTTGATTTCTTGTTCAAATCTTGTTGTGCTTTCTTCAAGTTTTTCGTTGCAGTTGTGCTATCTTCTAATGCTTTCTTTTCTTTAAATAGTTCTCCTACAAGATTTCCAATAATTCCTATACCAACACTAGCCCAAGACCACCAAGCAGTAGGGTTTATTCCAAGTAAAACAAAACCAAATCCCATTATAATATCACTTGCATCCTGTATTACTTTTCCTAAATCTCCACCCCAATCTTTTATAATATTGGTAAATCCTTGAAATATTGATGCAAGACCAAGACCAATTAAAATTGTTCTAAGTAGTTTAAAACTGCCACCTAATTGTTCTAACTTTGTTGTTAGTTCTAATATTTTCCAACTTGCTAACGCAATTCCAATTCCTAATATTATATTCTTAATAATTTCACCGTTGTCTGCTATCCATTGCACCCAACTAGGTATTTCCCCTGCGCCTAGCATTTGTGATAAATCACTTTGTGGTGTAGCACCTACATTAGCAACACTTCCATCTTTTTGTAAAACATTCATATCATCAAATGCAGTTTGTAATCTTTGTGCCTCTTTTCTTGTGCCTTTTAAAGTTTTATTTACTTTTTCAAATTGCTTTGTACTCGCTTTTGCGAATAGATTAACTCCAAACCAAGCATTTGCTACATAATTAACATATTGTAATAGTTTATATACTAATTTTATTATTGTTTCTATTATCGGTTGCAATGTACTTGCTAATGCCCATCTTATATATTGTATATCAGCACCTATTTGTTCGTTTGATTGGCTCAACATACTTACTGAGCCTCTAATGAAGTTATAAGCACTTCTTATACTAAATAAAGCCAACCCCCATTTTAAAACTTTTCTAACAACATTATTTGTGGATTTTCCAATGTTACTCATTGCATTTTGAACATTTTGTAAATCTGCTCTATCTATCTTGTCTTGTTGATATTTCAAGGATATTAGTTTATTATTTGTTTTTTCTATTTGGTTTTGCAATTTTAGAAAAGAATTGCTATTTCCAATGTCTTTGATAGATATGCCTAATTTTTCCATTACTTTTCTTTCTTTCTCTGTTGCATACCATACTTTTCCACTGGGAACATTTCTTCTTTCTTCATTTAATCTTATTAATTCTTGCTCTTTCTTTTGCAATTGATTTAATTCTCTTTCAACATCGTTGATTTGCCTTTCAAATGTTTTAGTATTTAACCTAGTATCAATTACTACATAGTTGTCTTCCATAAAACCCTCCTTTCTATATTCCTATTATTTGATTTAATCTCTCCATACTTTCTATTTGTTCTTTTGTTAATTCTTTTTCATTTTTCTTTAACGCAAGAACTTCTTTTGCTTTTCGCATTTTTTCTCGTTCTTTTGCATCATTTATTGTTTTTAAATCATAATTTCTTATATTTCGTACTCTATTTAATACGCAACCATTATCACCAGCACTTAAATTGTTTAAATCGTTAAAGAACTTCCACCAATGACAATGCTTTTGTTCATAAGGGTCATATTTGTAATCAAATTGAAAACTACTTCTTATGTATCCCTCATCTTCAATATAGTCCATATCAGGCTCTTCATTATTGCTTGGCAAGTCTTTTCCACAAGACAAATATTTAATTGCTATTTCTTGTAATTTTTCGTGATTTTCAAAATCATTTAATCCCTCATCACCAAACAATTTATATATTATTGCTAATGACCTTTCAAAATCATTTATTGATTTATCTAATGCTATTTCATTACATTGTATTGCTATTCTGAAATCTGTGTTTATTTTGTATTTCTTTTCACCAATTTTAGCATATTCAGGATATTTCATTATTCTAACACATCAGTTTCTTCGTTAGAATATTTTGCTCTTATCTTATCTTTAATACTATCTACACTAATTTTTAATTTTGGTAGTATAGGTTCTAATAATTTTCCAATATCATCATACATTGTAAAGTATGGTCTTCTTCCCATTAAATCAAGTATCATTTGAGTTTTACCTTTTCCTATGAATAAGTCCAGAGCATCCATTTCATCTTTGTATACTTTTTGTAAGACTTTTAATTTTTCTTCCTCTTTCCAACTTAATAATTTCTTGCCTTTATGGTCTTCTTTCTTGTCTATTATTAAGAATTGGTCTTTTAAATATTTCATATTTCTTTTGTGCGCTTCTTCACACTCGCATAATCTTAAAGGTAGTTCGATGTCTTCTATATCAAACTCTAAATAGCATCCTGTGTCGTTCCCCTTTATATCTCTTATTGCTACCTTAAATACATTATTTTCTTCTAATTGAATAAAACTTTCCTTTTCAGTCATCATTTTAATTCCTCTCTTTCTAAAAAAATAAGGCAGGTGATTTATTTCACCCACCTTTATAAGTTTTTATAAACTTGCTGTTGGTGTAAATGTTGGTACATTTCCAGCAAATGAAACAGTTCCTTCAACTGCATCACCATCATAATATAAATCGTAAGATAGAACTGCATTTTCTCCTAATTCCTCAGTAATAATTAGTTTACCAGCAGTCATTTTTGCTGGATAATTTGTTCCATTTCCGTGTAATCTATCTATGTCTAATATGTTAGTAACATAGTTAAGTTTATCTCTACCAGCACTTGCAAACTCATAGCAAGGGTCTCCTTTGTAGATTTTTTGTTCAACACTACCTTGTTTTTGGTTTGATGTGTGGTCGTTTCTTGCGTTGTCTTCGATTATCCATTTTTCTGTGTCAACTTGTGGATTGTATGCAATAGCATAATCGGTGATACCTACACCTAATACTGCCCAAGTTGGTGAACCATTTGGTGTTGTATCAATATAAGTTAAGAACTGACTACGATTTCCTTTTTCAATTCCACTTGGTACATAATTTGCCATTATAATTCCTCCTTTTTAACTATTTTTTTCTCTTTTAATTCTCGTTCTAAAAGAACTAAATCTTTATAATCAAGGGGTTTTATAAAGCCCATTTCATTTAATCTTACTATTTGTTCATAAGTTAAATCGTTAATTTCATCACCAGCAATATATTTTTTATTGTTAGCAACAAAATCAATTTTTGCTACTATTTTCATAGACTCAAACCTCCTTCAACTTCATTTTCTCTATATGTAATTTGTATTTGAATATCAAAAATTGCACTATTCCCGTTGTCATTCATAATCATTGCTCCACAATTTAAGCATTCAATACTTTCTATATTTTCTATATCAGGCAATATGCCTCTATCATTATTAGATTTGATTATATTTTCGAATTGCTCAAAAAAACCTATATTTAATAAATTATCTATTGTGTCTTGCGAATATGATTTGCGGTTTCTAAATGAGTACACATCTTTTCTTTTTGCAGTTCCAATTATCCATTGCTCTACTTCCGTATTCGTTGGTATTTTATTTAAACTAAAATCATCTATCTCACCTAACATATCTGCATTTATTTGATAATCCCTGTTGTCAGTTAGTGTGTTTATTATTCCAAACAAGTATTCTCTTAATTTTGATATTCTTAAATCCTCGTAATTCATCGTTTGCCTCCAAAAAATTCACTTTGTATTTCATCAACAATATCACTCATATTTGCAGATACCATTGCTCTATCCCAATAACTTGTTGCTAGTTCGTGTTTTGTTTTGCTATAATTTAAAGACTTACCGCTCTTGCTTATCCCATAATATTGATATTTAGCATAAGGTTGTTGATATATTATTTTGTTGCCATCAATACGATAATCTGCAAGATTTCCCTCATCATACGGAACAAACTTATCCATATAATCAGCACATCGTTTTGTAAAATACTTTTGCACTTTTCCATTAGGGTCAATTCCTAAATGCTTAATTATAGCACTTGTTGGTTGCATTTTAACTTTCATTACTTGCCCCCAATATGTATATGTGGGTTATTACCAAAATTATTATTCTTTATACTTGTTATATTATAGATGTCATAATTTTTTAAATCTTTTTGTTGGTTTATGTTAAAGTCAAGTGTTCCTTTTACGATAATGTCGCCAATTGCAAACTTTGTTATGTCTAGTTCGCTATTGTAAGGTATTCTTATTTCAACATCGTTTGCATTATCATAACCTTTGTTTATACTTGCACCTCTACCACCAAAATACCATACTTTGTCATAATTGTATCTAGTCCATATTTCAAGATGTGTTGCTACATCTAAACCATCTTTGTGATATATCGTTAAACTTGAATTAGTTATCATTTAACACCACAGTACATTAGATGCTCATTGTTATATACGATACCTAATAGATAGGTTCTTATTATGTTTGTCAATTCGGTTTCCCTAGACTTTACTACATCACTAATTTTATCACTTGTTATATAACTAATTGAGTATCCATCTGTACTTTCACTCGCTACATTTCCGTTAGTAGCATTAGTATTATTATCACCAATATACCCCTTGATTGTATTTATTAATTCATATTCACATATTTTGACTTCTTGTGGTATATCATTACCACCTACTAATCTATTAAATGTTTCATTGTCAATTCTTCTTCTTGCTTCAAATTCTAATAAGTTAAAAGGCATATCTTGAATTGCAGAACCACCTAAATCAAGGTATTCTTGTTTAGTTAAATATTGTCCTTCAAATGTCATAATATGCCTCCTTTAATTTTATAAACTTACTGGGTTTGTTGGTTTTAAACTTGCGAATGGGAAACGTGTTTCAGTTTCATCTTCTGCGTTAACAGGGTTTGGTATTTCCCAACCTAAACGCATTACGCATCTTAAAGCAACCATATCTTCTTGCCCAAGATTGTAAAGAATTTCGCCATTATCAGGGTCTTGTATAATACCCTCTGTTAATAGTTTAAAAGTTAAATCTTGTCTAATTGAGTAAACTGCTTGTGAGAAGTCTCCTGCAATTAAAGTTGATTTAGTTTTATCCCAAGTTCCATTATTTACAAATGTTCTTGATAATGAACCAATTTCAGTTGTATTTAGTGGTTGTCCTGTTGTATCAGTCATTAAACGGAATTTAGATTTTAACCCAACTCCACCTACTAAACCAGATACATCATAACCGCTTTCCTCAACTTTTGCCATTACGCTATCAATATCTTTGTATAGGTTTCCTGTTTCATTAACTTCTTTTCCAACTTCAATAATTGAAGGAATTAAACCTTTTCTCCATCCTGTTGGTTTTCCTACACCTGTAAGCATTGCACCATCAATTTTTCTTGCAAATGCTTCGCTTATTCTAGGTCTAATTTGAGCCCATAAATCAACATCGCTATCTGCTAAATCGTTTTCCTTAATTGGAACAATTACAGCGATTTCTTCTGCTACTATGAACTTATTTTCCCACGCTTGTTTTGTAATATTTTTTCTACCATTATTTTGTGTTTCATCAACGAAGTAAGCAATTGGTAGACTATCTAATATTCTTAATTTAGATTGCTTACTTGACATATTTGGTAGTCTTTTAAATAATTGAAGTGCTTTACTATCACGAATAGTACCTTCAAAAATCTCATTAACTACTTGCACTTCTTCTAGTGCTTTTACATCATCATTTGTAATTCCTACTGCCATTTTATTTCTTCCTTTCTTTTTTTATCTTCCTATTGCTCCCCTTAAAACATTATTAACTATGTCATTAACTGTTTGGGTTTTTGTTCCACCATTATTTAATGTTGGTGAACTTTGCACTTTCTTAACTACAACCTCACCAAAATATTGTGAATTTTCTTTTTTGTAATTTTTTAGTGCAGTATCAAAATCAGTAGTATCGTTAACTAATGCCATAACTTCACTTGTCACAAACTTTAAAAACTCTGGTTTAACATCACTTTTAGCAACTTCGCTTGTTGCTTTTAGTAATTTGTTTTCCTTTGCTAATTGTTCGTTTTGCGTAGTTAATTCATTAATTTTTTCACTATCATTTTGATTTGATTTTTTCCACTCAAGAAATTCTTTATATTTTTCATCTTTTTGCCAGTCACTATTTGCTTTTTTAACGCCAGCATTAAACGAATTATCTAAATCTTCCTTTGTGTATGTTTTTGTAGTTTCTTCTTTTTGAGTTTCTACTACATTGTCCACTTGCGTGTCTTTGTTATCTTCCATATAACATTTTCTCCTTTACTTTAAAGACTTTAAGTTTGTCTTTTCCACTTATTATGTGTCGTGTGCAACTAGGTTTTGCCTATATAAATTATAGCATTAGTATTAATTTTAGTCAAAGACCCCCCCACTTTGATAAAAAAAGCAAGATTATTTCTTGCCTTTCTTTTTAGGTTTTAATTCCACTTCTTTTTTAATTTTTTCAAATTCTTTTTTTGATAGTGGTTTTTCAAGGTCTAATTTTCTTAATTCTTCAATTTTCTTTTCTGCTTTTGACTTTTCTTCCCTAATTGACTCTTCTTTTTTAGGTTTTTCAATTATAGGATTTATTTGTTCAATTAAATTTACTACACGTTTATTTAAAGGGTTTTTGCCATTTAGATATTCAAATTGGCTTTCTTTACAAATAAATGTATCACCTTTAAAAATATAATATTCTCGTTCTGCATCCTTTCTTACTAGATTTTCAATGTCATAAAAACCACCATAAGAAAAGTCCTCAATTGCTTCAACTTTCATTTTCATTTCTTTTTCCTCCTCTTCAAAGTTTTCTGTCAATTTATTTTTATCTATTTTCTTTCCATTATAATTCAAGAACTTTAACCAATCATCTAACGCGTTATTATCATATTCTTTGCATTTAGGTATGTTTAATAATTTAGTTACATCAAAATTCATATCTAGTGGTACTACATAACCATTTACTCCATCTTTGATTAGTTCCGTGCATCCACCTACATCAGTTACTATACAAGGCACTTGATATTGTAGACTTTCTTGAACAGTATAAGGTAATCCTTCACTATCACTTAATAACACAGTATAGTCTGCATCTTTTAAATAATCCCATATATCTTCCCTTTGTTTCCAAAAGTGTATTTCTTCAAAATTGTTTTTTGATTTGTAATTCGTTGAGTTTGTAAATATATTCCATTCAAACTTAATATTAGCGTTTCTTAACATTTGTGCTAATATTAACATTCTTTCCCATCCTTTTTGTGGGTCTAAACGCATACAACTTATTAGATGCAACACTTTATTTGTTTTTCTTAACGGCATCAAGATATTCTTAATTGTTGTTGGATTATCGTGTAAAACCTCATCACTCATTTTTGATACAAAGTCGCCACAACCTACTATTTCTTTTATTCCCATAGGTGCATATTGTTGATATAGCAACCCCTTTTCTAATAAAAACTTGTAATTTGCGTGTCGCATTTCTATCATTCGTTTTGCTTTTATTCCTTTTGGTATCTTTCCCCATACACTATTACGAATGAATATATCACATTCATAAGTTTTCCCCTCTTCATACTTTTCTAACTTGCAAAGTTTTTCCATTCGTTTAAGCCTTTGTAAATCGCCCGTACAATATAGTATTGTTATATCAAAATAGTTTCGAAGCCACCAACACCAGTTGTAAGCCATTGTTTCTACTCCGCCCATTTGACAAAAATTACTTTGATAAAATATTATTTTCTTCATTAATTTGCTCCCCAACTACCAAACATACAATGCTTTGTATATACCTTTTCATCAAATACATCGTGCCAACAAAATGTTTCCCTAGGATAAATTGCTATATCGTTTGTTTCTTGGTATTCCATTCTATCTCTATCTATATATTTTCCTATAATATCACTCATAATAGCCGTGTTAGTTTCGTATTCGTGCCAATTCTCGTGTGTTTCAAATTTCTTAATGTCATAGATGTCTAGCAATTCTTTCACAAGCCTGTTGCCTTTTTTTGCCCCCATAGTAGCGGTCACGGGGTAATGTGGTTGTTCAAATCCCGTAAAGAACTCGTGCTTTAAGAATTTGTCTAATGGTTGATAGACCAAGACATCCGTGTCCATATAAATTCCGCCGTATTCGTGTAATGCCCATAACCTTGCTACATCACTAACAAATGCCCATTTCTTGTTTTCGTACGCATCCTTAACATATTGATTATAATTAATATCAAAATTGCTTTCGTTGATTTCTAGGTATTCCCAATCAGGCATAAATTGTTTCCAAGTGTTCATACAATTGATAACACCTTGTGGTTTTTCTTTACCACCAAACCAACAATAAATTATTCTTTTTGGTATCATAAACTCACCTAACAGGATTATAGCACATAATAAAAGAGTAGTCAAAACTACTCTTTTACATTAAATTTCTTCCCATTCACTAACTTGTCTTTTTCTTATTCTAGTATTTATTATTAAGTCTTTTTCGTTAGGCTCACTATAAAGACTAAATGGTGGTTTTCCTAAATGGCTACCATACATTGCACTCTTTTGACCTCTTCTTACTGCCCTATCAATATATTGTTGTGCTTCTTCTTTTGTTTTGCAATATCTTGAGCTAACACCACTTTTCATTTCTTCATCAGTTAGTGTCATCATTTTGGCATTCCACCATTCTCCTTCTTTACAGTATCCATTTTGAACCTCTGCTAAATATTGTTCTTTCACAAACATTCTAATCATTCCTCCTCAATTGTCAAAGACCATATTTGATAAAGGTATTCTTTCCCTTTATCTACTTATATTATATCACAAATAACTATACACTTCAAATGTAAACCTATTGACATTACACTTTACACCATTGATTTTATTGGGTGAAATTATTACAAAACCCCTAAAAAATTTTTTTATTTTATGATTTTTGGTTTACTTTACACTTTTGCTAAAACTTTACTTAATTTTACACAAAAAAAGAGTGTTTAAGGCACTCTTCTTATTCATTTTCAATTGTTAATTTTCCAAGCGCATCTCATAACTCTGTTGCTTGGGTCAAATGTGTCATATAATGTCCCATTTATAAGTGCTGTTATATGTCCATTAGTTGTTATAGCATATTTCCCATAAGGGTATTCTCTCGCAAATTCACCAATAGTCTTTGAATAATGACATTCTCTTGGGTATCTATCATCTAAATAATCTTCTATAAAGACAACACTATCCATCATTAAACTATCCTTGTTTGCTAATGTGCTTAATTCTTCATATACATCGTTCCAAGTTCTATTGGTTAGCAAACTTATTGCCCTTAAAGTACAATCATCTATATGTCTATTGTGTGGGTTATTGTTATAGTATCTATACACCTTACATCATACTTCTTTGTAATGCTTCGTTTAACATTTGGTGTTGTTGTGGTGTTTCTGCTTCTTCGTGTAATACTTTAATAAAATCTTCTAATGCTTTTACCATATAGTGAAATGATTTGTCAGTTTCATCTTTTGCACCATATCTTTTATTTTCTTGGTATCTTCCATATTCGCCTGATATTCTATCAAGTTCGTTTTCACCACGATATTTCATATCATACCCTCTACGACCATAACTATCTCTACCATAGTTTCCGTATTCTTCTCTACCATAACTATCGTATCTTCTTGCCCCGTAGTTTCCATAATTTCCGTAATTCATTTCTTTGTCCTCCTTTGTATAGTGCTTAATTTTACTTAATTTGTATAAGTGGTCTAAATTATTTGTATTAATATCTTCATCAATTATGTGTTGTATTTTTTCATCTAATTTCTCTAATAGTTTATCTTCCATTTTGTTCTCCTTTCTTTAAAAGGTTTATAATTTCTTCATTTTGCTTAATTATCTTTTCTAAATATTCTTTGTCTTGCCTTTGTAGTTCTTGCATTAAATCATTATTGTTGCAGTCTTGAAATAACAACTCTAAACTTAATGCTTGTAATATTAAACTTAACTTATTTGCAAAGTCATTATTATTCATTAATTATTACTTCTTGACAAACTAAATGTAGCATTTGTGATAATTGGTATTTGTGTTGCTATTGGTGTAGTTGGTGTCGCAGGTGTAATTACACTTGGTACACTTTGAATTGTTATAGAAGTATCTCCTCTTGGGCATACTCTAATTTTTCTATTAAAAGAAATCGTTTCATAATCATTTGGTGCATCTATTGTCACTGCTCTAATAGTATCAGGAAGTAATACACCATCTTCATAAAGTCCAACTGCAATAACACCAGCAGTTGCAGAACTTATTGAAGCACTAAAATTAGCATTGTAATAGCCATTGTAATTATTTCCAAATACTTTGAAATTAGGATTACCATTTTCATAGTCTAACCACCCACCATTGCAACAATAAGCACATCTTGTTCTTATATTTGTTGCATCAAATACTACTGGGCTTGAATTACTTGTTAAAACTAATGGTTCATTTATAATTGTTTGTATCATATTATTTCTCCTTTCATATAATAAAATTGTCGCTAAAAAATAGATTTATTTTTTAATTAAAAAGAGATAGAACTATGCCTATCTCAAAGTTAGCAAGTTCTCGTAATCGAGTTAGTAGTAATCTACTTTATGCTTAAATTAAGTTGTTATATCCGTTGCATCCACAACCATTGTTGTTGCAAGTGAATATAGGTGTTCTTCCGTAAACTGGTGTACTTGGTACAGGGCAGTTTGAAAGTCTGTTATATAGAGCATCTACTTCATCACTAAATCCTTGTGAAATGAAAGCATTTTGTGATATTTGACTTGCTCTTAAATCAGCCATTGTTAATTGTCTTTCTAAATCTCTAATCTTGTCGTTCTTACCATCTAACTCTAATTGACATAACTTATCAAGAATTGCTTGTGTGTTAGAAGTTGCATTTGTGATAATATCTCTTGTGTTGTTAGCATCTGCAAATCTTGTAGCATTTCCTTCGTTTTGTACAATGTTTTGAGTTTGACAAGTAGCAAGTCTATTGTCGGCACTTGCATTGCATAATTGAGTGCTTATGTCAAATAATTGGTTCATATTATTCATTGCTCTATTGTTAGCACTTATTTCTGCATTAAAGAAACCATTGCTTACTGTTTGTTGCATATCTGCGCAACAATTACATAATTGGTTAGATAGTGAATAAATACCACTGTTTACTGTATCTAATTGGTTGCTTAAATGTAATGTATCAAATCCTTGATTTGTGTTGCTCATTATTTCTTTTTGCCCATTTGAAAGCCAAGCATATCCATTATCAAAACTGTTTCCACCGAAGAAACCACCATTTCCGTTATTTCCCCAATTTCCGCCGAATAATGCAAGTAATAAAATTACCCATACCCAATCAGAACCATATCCATTACCAAATCCACCATTACCACCGTTAATCATAGGATAAACAGGATATGGATAAGCAAATCCGTTTCCGTTGTTAGTAGCAAGTTCTACTGTTGGTTGAATACCACCATTCATAAATCATTGTCTCCTTTCTACAATATTTAAACCGCTAGAAAGTTTATAGGAAGATACCATATCTAGCATAGTGTCCTCCTATAAGGTTTCTAACCTTATTTTTGTTGAAACATATTCATCATATTATCCCATTGTTGTCTTTGTTGGGGGTTAAATCCATTTATTGTTTCATTTAGCAATTCGTTGGGGTTGTTATTTTTCCTTGCCTCTTGATACTTTTTGAATGCTTGTGGGTTCTTCCTTTTTAACTGCTGTTCCAACTGTGTCATTGCTTGTTGAGGTACTTGTTGCATCTTGCTCTGCATCATCATTTGTAATAATTTCATCATTTTTTCT